ATTTTTTATGGAGATGTGATCCAATGGAGATGAAGATGTGGTTAATGAATAACGATATAGCTGTTGTTAAACACGAGGATTATAAAGCTATTGGCACTAAAATGGATGGTAAAGAAAATAAATCATATCCAAGAAAAAACTGGTCAAGCCTAATGTTATTTGATTGTAGTAGATTAAAACATTTAACAAAAGAATATTTAGATAATGCTAAACCATCAGAATTACACGAGCTTAGATGGGCTGATAAAATAGGCAATATACCTAAGGTTTATAATTGGCTTGTTGGTATATATAATCAAGCTGACTGTGGGTGTGGACCAATAAAAGCATATCATTATACAAATGGTGGACCATGGTTTGATAAATATAAAAATGGAGAAAAATCTTTAGAGTGGTGGAAAGTATACGAGAGTTTGTAAAAGACAAATCAGTATTATTAGTTGGTAACTCAGTTGAGATAATGAAACATAATCTTGCTGAGTTTATTGACGGATTTGATATTGTAGTTAGATTTGGTAGAGCTATATCTACTAACAAGAGACAACAAAAAAGTGTTGGTGTTAAATGTGATATATGGATCACAGGACAGTTTAGAGCTCCTGAGTATCACAAAAACAAACAAAACTTTAAAACAGGTAAGTATAAAAATACTAAGATATTAGTTAATAGATGTAGAGGTAATTTTATATTGAAAGACTGGAAGATAGAAGAACACTTACCAGATATGCCATATGAGTTTATGTATTCAGATCAAGAAATTATAGATCTCATGAAGAATAGGTTTAATAAAGATATGTATGATACAGGTGAATATAGACCTAGCGCAGGATTTTTAAGCTTGTTATGGTTCATAGAGAAAGTAAAAACATATAAAGATATTCATTTGATAGGTTTTGATTTCTTTGCAAAACAATCAAACATTAAACCTATAGATAAAAAAGGTTTTAGAAGTAATTGCAAGCCTCATAGTTGGCATTTACCAGTATATGTATTAAATAGACCTGCCCATGATAGTAACATGGAAAAGAATTATGTTAAGAAACTAGCTGATAAAAAACTAGTTCATTGGTATATATTAAGCGATTTAAATGAAGGGGAAGTTAAATATACAGGTTGGATGAAAGGCGAAAAGATTATTTCTTCTATTCCAAGAAAAACTAAAACATCTAAGATTTAATTTTTTCAACAGCAGATATACCAAAGCAACCTAATGTAACCCATACAAATGAGTTATATACTACTTCGTTAATAACAAGATCTTTATCTGCAAAAAGACTCGTACATAGATCAGCTACAGCAAATAATACCATAACTACAAAGGACGCAAATCCTATCACGTTCTTTTCATTAATATCGTTTTTATCTTTAAATAGTGACCACATAATTAATTTTTTCTAGGATTAACTGGAGTTGGAGGAGGAGTTATCACCGATCCTGACGGTTTGATCGCAGGTGGCGTATTAATTGGCGTATTGTTAGAACTGTTATTATTATAGTTGCTATTACCATTATATGAAGGTTTAGGTGGGTTATACAAACGTGGGTGATAATAAGGTTCAGCCCATCTAGTGTAATAACCACTATAAGGTCTATACCAATCATATCCCACTACATTATATATTACATTTGGTTTTATATCTTTAATAGGTATTTTCAACGTATCACCTTCTTCTGTTAAAGCTAATACATGTGTTACTTTTGGTCCTTTACTTTGATAGTAATATGGTGAACAGCTAGTAATCATAGCTATTAGTATTATCAATAATAATATTGATACTGATATTACTCTACCTAAGTCTCTTTCTTTATCTGTCATTAGCATTTCCATCTACGTCTAGCAGCTCTACCTCTTTCACCTGTCCAACCTTTTGATCTTGCACAAAATGATTTTCTACGTTTAGCGGCTTTACTACCAGGTTTAACTTTACCTGTTACAGCAGTTTTTAATTTACTACCAGGATTTTTTCTTCTATATTCAGCAACACCTTTAGCTGTCATACCAGCACCTTCTTCTACAGTTCTAAAGTTTCTGCCTTTACCTTTAGTTGTTTTTCTTGGTTCATTACTCTTCTTAGCTGGTGATGATTTGGGATATGGTGCAGCACCTATTTTTTTAGGTCCTATGATACCACAACCACAGTGTTTTAATGGTGATTTAACATCATCAAAACCTGAGTAACCACACTCTGGGCAAGTTGAATTTTTAGCTTTTAATCTTTTTAACCAAGTCATATTATTCTCCACATTTTTTACTAGGATCATCTACTCTTCTCCAGTCTTCTTTTTGAAACCAGTCACGTAATGTAGCGCCTTTTTTTCTAGCACCTTTTACATTTGTTTTAGATGATCTTCTATATTTACCACTAGCTCCTGCTGATTTTTTAGCATTAACTAGTTGTTTTCTTTTTTCAGGTGACAAACTCCTAATCTTAGCAGCTGGCAAACAAGTTTTTGTAGTACCACCACCTTTTTGTTTTTTAGCAGGCGAGTTCTTTTTACAACTACCTTTACTGTATGGTGTTTTTCCTGGAACAGGTGAATAACCTGGCCAACATCTCTTTAATAAAGGTGAACTAAAAGGTTGTTTGTAACTCATTATTTTTTCTTTTTACCGCCTCCGTAATTACCAGGTCCGCCAGCTTTAGTACATCTTACACCCCATCCTGAAGCATAAGCACTAGGCCATACCTTAAATTTTCTTTTAGCTGCAGCTTTGCAAGCAGCACTAATTTTTTTTAACGGTGATTTTTTAGGAGTTATATCGTATTTCATATTACCATGTATTTAGTTTTACCGCTTTCACGATAAGCTTTTAAACATCTTTTTCTATTAGCTTCTGGATTAACATAACTTACATGAACCCAGTCTGGATTTTTATCATCACCAAATTCCCATATCATCTGATCATAATCTAAGTTTTCTTTAATAAACTTATACATATCAGCATTAGACATGTGACCATATGTATCGTCAATATCCATTGCTTGCCCGTGACAATGTTGTGATTTAGCTGATCCACCAATAGCTTTATTAAGTTCTGGTCCACGATAAAACGAATTTATCTTTATAGGACCTCCTACGTGCTCTCTAAGAGGCTCAAATACTTTTTCTGCAATAAGCTTCATGTTAAATAAATGAGCATCAGAGGGATCATTTTTTAAACCTAACCTTAAAGCAGTTATACTGTGTACACCTTCTTTATAGCTTACGTGTTTACTTATTTTCATTTCTTAATTACTTTCTTGATCTCTTTAGCTTTAGCTTTAATTTCTTCAGCTTTAGCTATTATAATATCATCAACAGTGGTTTTACTCCATAGTAATACCCACATATCTTTCCAATATTGTTTAGTTAATTTCCACATAATTTATTTGTTAGCATCCTGTACAAAAAGGACAATTAAAATCGCACATATTATTAAAATTTACTTGCTTTACTTACTTCGTTTATTTCTTCTTGTATTTCTTCTAAGTTTGTAGGTAGTTCTAAATCTAAACCTGCTTTCCAAACTGTTTCTTTTATACCATCTTTAAATAGTATAATAGTAGGTGCCATACGTACCTTGTATTTCTTTTTAGCTTCTGGAGCTTTAGCTATATCAACTCTATAATACATAGCGTCTTCTAATTTATTCCACTCAGCGAAACAATTAGCTTCATTAAACTTAGCCCAAAATTCTACAACAATAGGTTTTTTATCATCATCACCAAAAGCATTATGGCTATTTATTATATCTTCAAAGTTACTATCATCAATCCAATATTCATCAGGTACATCAACTTGCGCAAATGATATAAATGGGATTAAAAGTAGTATTAAATATTTCATTTTTATTTCTTTTGTAGTTCGTATAATCTTTCGTCAATTTTATCTAATTGTTCTCTCATGGCTTCAACATCTTCTTGTGTATCTAAAATTGTCTGACGTATCAACTCGTCTTTCAGATCATACTCTATTCTATCAATTACAGGCTCGGGTAATTCTTTAGCGAGCGCTATATCAGCTTGTAAAGCAAACCACATAGCAGCAAGACTAAACACGCCTGCTCCTATCAGTCCTAATGTTTTTAAATCTAGTGTTACCTTGGTTTCTTCACCTATTTGTTTTGCCATGATTATCTAAATGTGTAATTAATTCCAAAATTTGAGTTAAACATTTCTGAGTCCCAGAATTTAGTATATTCACCTTCAACAAATAAACCAATTGATTTGCTAATTTTAACACCAAATACTAAACCTGCTTGATAATCAGACCATTGTTCACCGTCAAGTAAATCATTGTGTCCACCTTTACCCCAGCTGTTTCTATGTAAGTAACTAAAATCTTCGTTACCTTGTACATATTTATGATACGGTAGTATCCAGCTGCCATATGTGTGAAGCCAGAAATTGTTTTTGTAATGATAGAAGTCAAAACCGACAATAGGCGCTATCTCAGCGAAAGCATCTAGTTCAGCCCATGCTTCTTGATTATATCTATTTAACAGTCTAGGCATTATAAGATCTCTAAACTGTGCATCTGTCCAAGCTACAACATCACCTTGAGGATTAGTCCAATACCAATCATAAAATGAATTACCATTTTCATCATTAGATGCGTAATACCAGTCATCATAACCATATTCAAAACCTAATGTATACCATGGATTTAACGCATTACCATCTTCATCTTCTTCATTTAACCATATCTCTACTGGATTATAACCATAAGGACGTTGATGTGTTCTGTATATCGCGCCAGCAGATATACTAAATTTCTTACCAATAGGCAACCTGGCTCTTAATTCACCAGACATGTATTCAAAATCTATTTTACCAGTTTCTCTAGCTTCAAACTTAGCTATATGATAATCACCAGTGTGTCTAATAAATAGTCTTTTGTTATCAAACTCTTTACCATTGTGCCTTTCTTTTTCCCAATGCAGCATATACTCTAAACCTTGTACAGCTGATGTAGGTGCTGATAAACCAACTTGTTTTTCTACCTTGTTATCACCTGTCCAAAAATTACCAGGTTTTATCTCATAATCAAACCTAGCTAATTTACGTATACCAAAACCGTATCTATAGTTAAATGGATGGTATTGAGCTCTGTCTTCTACTTGAGGTATGCCATAAAAATCTTCAGGATCTGTACGTATGAAATAGTTCGGTTGTACCGCTTGTGCATTTTCTATATTACCAGCAGCATAGAACGTTCCGTACTTAAGAAAGTCTTTGTATAATTCTTTAAAAAATTGTGCTTCAGCGTTGCTAGATATTAGCAATGCTACAATTAGTAGTAGTTTTTTCATAGTAGAGTGGTTTATTCTTTAATTATTACTCGTTTTCTCTATTTTTTAATCGTTCTATTTCTTTTCTTATTATTTCGTTTCTTTCTTTTACTGTAAGAGATTTATACCACTTTTTAGTTGCTGGTGGCATATTAGCCTCTATTTGTTTTTTCATTGCATTAAATTCAGCTACAGTTTTCTTTCTTTTCTCTATACCTTGTTGTTTTCTTCTTTCTTTAGCTTGATCTTTTATTATATCATGCTCAGGGAAAGGCTCAACACCTACGTCCCAACTGTTCCAACCCATAGCCATAGCAACTCTTTGCCATGTTTGATGTCTTGCATCTAAAGCAGCATAAGCATTAGTAAGTATATTAACAGCTCTTTGCATAGGTATATTTGTTGTCCCTTCAACCATACTACCTATAACACTATATATAGGTGAATCTAAGTTAAATCCTCTTTCAGCAATAACATCTCTTTCATATGTCATTGTTTTATGTGATGAGTACATTTTTCTTATTTTAGATCCTAACGGCGGTGATAAGTTAATAGCTTCAATTATAGTATACGCATGATCAGTACCCCAAGATTTATCCTCTTGTTTTTTGTAAGTCATTAATATATTCTTAACTGTAGATACAACAGCACCAGGTAAACCAGATCCTCTTAATATAGTATCTGTCATGTTATTTATAACTCTAACTTTTTTACCCATAATTCTATTTGCTTCTCTTTCTTCATCTTCTTCTTCATCACCGTGCATTCCTGGTAGTAAAGCAAATAAAGCATTTTGCATAGCTGTAAATATAAAGTTTTGTACAGCTCCATAGTATATTATTTTACTAATATGTGTTTTAGGATCACCTCTTCTGTTAATTAAATCTCTTGCAGCTTTTTTCATTAACCTGTTATACTGGAAAGGTGTATTCTGCCAAGCAAATAAAAATCTACCCATTGGACTTGCTTGTATAGATGATATTAAAGCTGGATCAGATGATTGCTGTGTTTCTTCTGATATTTTAGAAAAGTCTTCAAAAGCTCTTTTAGCAGCCTCTTCTTGTGTGTAACCTTCTTTAACATACCTGTTTAACCTGTTACGATACATTGTTGCACCACCTAATGATATTGCTAAACTATCAACCATTCTTGTTGGTGTAAAACCTATTGATAATAGTTTGTTAATAACACCTTTTATACCACCTTTTTTAGCTGCAGCTGCCATTTCAGCTTCTTGTACGTTTATTTCTAAACCACCTCTTCTTTGTTTTAACTTAGGTGAATTAAATATCATACTAAAATCTTTCCAATACTGTTTTTGATTTGCAAACGCTCTTGCAGCTGCTAAAGGATTATTATCTGACCAGTTTAAAAAGTTAACTGTAGATAAAGACTGTAGTGTTGCTGATCTAAAGTTAAAGAACATAGTTGCACCAACAGAAGCATTAATCCAGTCTTGAAACTCATTCATTAACCTACTACCACCAAAGTTTCTATTTCTACCAGTCTTCATTCTAAATATAGCGTTCTCAATAGCTTCTCTAATTGGTTTACCATATAAAGCTTGTATTTTATTTAAATTATCTTTATTGAATACTTCGTCTACATTTTGTTCAAACTGAGCTAGATATTGTTTTCTACCTATTTTACCTGTTATAGCTTGTAAATCTGTGAGTATAGTTTCTGCTACCCAATCATTACCAGGTACTACATAGTTACTTGTTTTAACTATAGGTATTAAACTTTCAGCAAACAACTGAAGATTAGGATCGTTCTTCATTGCTTTGTTTACTGCATCTAAATCTCTAGCAGCTAAACCTGGTATTTTGTGACCAGCTTTATTCCATAAATGTATTCTTATAGCTTGCTCGTGTGTTAATACGCTACCTGGTATAGGGTTATTTAATTTTTTCTTTACGTCAGGATATAACTTCTTTAATTCTCTATAATCTTCTGTTATTTTTTGTTTAGCTATATTCATAGCATCAACACCTCTTTGATATGGATTCATTATATTATCTTGCATCCATTGCAGATCAGCATCACCTTGTTTACCTTTACCTAAGAAGTTATACATAAGACCCATAAAGTCTTCAGCACTTGGTGGTAAGTAAAAAGTAAATTGACCTGTCTTATCACCTTTTATTCTAGCTACAGCATCAGAGTATTTAGCTTCAGATAAAACACCTTTATCTCTTTCGATCATGTCGTTAAAGTCTTTGCTTAAAGTTCTACTAAACATAACTTGTTGTACATCTGATTTTACATCTACAACGTCTAATACTGTTTTAACAGCTTTTACATTACCTAATGCATCATCGGCAAATAAAAAGTCATTATAACCTTCTGCAGCTTTTTGTACCATAAAATCTGCTTTAGCTAAAGGACTACCATCTTCTAAACCAGTTATATTTTCTAAAGGTATATTTAAACCAACGCTTTTTAAGAATTTTTGTATTGGCACAGCTGCTGCTTGAGGTCTAGCTGTTAATATAAACATATCTTTACTACCAAACTTTTTTTGTAGTTCTAAAGCTCTTTGTAAGAAAGGTCCAGGCTTGCCATCAACTACATCATTAAACTCTTTAAAATCAAACTTAGCACCTTGCTCTTCTAATATACCAGCATCTGTAGCAAACTTAGCTGGTGTTATTTTAGTTACTTTACCATCA